TCAGGTTCGACCGAACATGGCCTGGCAGCGTAACTGATGGGGATCATCGGTAATCGAGGTCTACAAGGTCAGCCGATACTTCCGTACGCGAACTACAAGCTGTACGCAGGCAGTGACGCATTCCTAGACCTTGAGTTTGTCGACCACACCTCAACGCCGGTGACGCCGACCGCGTTCACCTGGCAAATGGACGACCTGACAAACGACGTGAGCATGATTGCGTCGTCGACCAGCGTGCCTAGCTCCGCGAGCCTGACGTTGCAAATTCCAGGCTCGCAAATGGTGATGACGTACCCCTATGAAGGGTCGCAGCTTTGCCAGTTCAGTTTCAATTTTCAGGCCATTGACAGCGTGACCAACGCGTCGTTCACCGGTACCGGCGTGGTCGTAATCGAGCTTTGCGCAATCCAGACGCCGAACGGCCTTTAGTTTTTGATGTTAGTACAATCCGGTAGTATCCGGTTATGTAAACCGGGAATGCGGGTTCAAATCCCGCACATCGAACGTAGGGGCCACGTCACGGTCCACCAGTTTCAGTAACCAGAGGTGAGACTCAATGGTGAATTTTACGCAGCGACTCCTCGGCGAGATGATTGCCGTCGAGCCGGAGGTCGCGCCGCGCGGCAAGATCCTACTGCCAGATTGGCAGCGTAATCTCCGCGGCCAGGTGGTGGCGACCGGTTCCGATGCGCGCGAGACGAAGGTCGGCGACACCGTGCTGTTCGGCGCGGCGACGGGGATGGAGACGCAGTACAAGGGCGTCAGCATACGCATCATGCGAGACAGCGACGTCGATGCGGTGATCGAATCATGATCCTGTCACCGGAGCTGGAAGAAGTCGGGCAAAAGATCCGCGTGCTGCGCGATCGAGTGCTGGTGAAGCCGTTGCCCTACGTCCACCCCGTGTTGCTGACGCCCGGGATTCAGATTCAGAAGGGCGTCGTGGTCGCGGTCGGGTACGGCCGGCGCCAGCGGCGTAAGGTGCGGTTCAACCAGATGGAAGGCCACTTTGGCCGGGCTATGGAGTTCGAAGACGGCGCCGAGACCGGCACGATTCTGCCGATGAAGGTGGCCGTTGGCGACGTCGTCGAGTTTTCACCGCGCAACGTCTTCATCGTGCGCGAAGAAGACTTGGTTTCGATCGGGTTGCCGGATGTCGGCGATTTGCTGATGGTTTGGCAGAACGGCATCATGAGCATTGATCCGGACGAATCGTTGAGCGATGCGTTGATGTGGCAACAGCCAGCGGGATACGACCGTAACGGGCATTTCATGAGCGGAGCGGAGAGCTGGGCCCGCGCGTGACGTATCCGGAGCTAAACGAAAAAGAGCTGGCGCTGATAGCGCCGCTCAGCAAAGACGGCAAACCTGACCTCTACAACTATCTGCCGACGCGGTTCGTCCCTATGGACGAGGCCAAGACGCGCGGCTGGAAATGGTTCTACGTGGGCGACGTATGTTCCCACGGGCACAAGGCACCGCGGTATGTGTCAAACCCGCGTTTCTGCGTTGATTGTAGGCGCGTAAAAGACAACCTAGCGGCGATAGGGGGCAAGGGCGTTGCCGAATACACCAATCGCCCGCGCCCGTACTCGGAACGATCTACGGGCTCCAGTGCAAGCCCGGTGGTGGTGCCGCCTCGTCCTCTTGAGCCTAGTGACCAAGAGAAGCGTTTTCTGGTCGCTTACGCGCGCACCAAGGATTTTGACGCAGCCGCGCATGACGTCGGGACCGACGGCGCGGTGTTTCGCGCAAGGCTGTCGTATTCTCAGGTGTTCCGCGAGGCGGTAAATGCGCTTGAGGGGCAGTTGGGCATGTCGCACACGCTGCGACTCGAGGAAAATTTTGACTGGGACGACGAAAAACGCGCGATTTTGATCCGCGTGTTCATCGATACCGGCGATTTGGGGCTTGCGCGCGACGCGATTCAAGTCAGCAACTACCATTTTCAGCTTGAGGTGCAGAATAACGGCGAATTTGCGGCTACTTTGGCCGACGCCGAGCCCTTGGCGAACAGAATTTTGGATGAGCACGCGATTCGGAAGGCAAAAAACGGCGACAGCCGGCTTCTTGACCGAGTTTTGACCGCAAAACTGCCGGAATACGCGCAAAAGCTCAAGATGGACGTAAACGTCACCGAGAAACTGACCGATGACCAACTCAACGCCCGATTCGGACAAGTCCTCAAGCAGCTCATCGCTCTCGGCGGAGAAAAGCACCTCTTACCTCGAGCAGTTGACGCAGAATTTTCAGAGCTTGGACCGGCGGACGAAGCTCAAGATGCTGGAGACGATAGCGGCGAAAGTTCGGCACCTGTCGCAGCATCGAATCTCGACCTACTTTGAGACGGAAGCGGTTAGAAAGTCGTACCCGAAGCAGATGGAATGGTTTCGACTCAGCAAGACGTGCCAAGAAGTGGCGCTTTTCGGTGGAAATCGCAGCGGAAAAACTGTTGCTGGAACGTACGCCGACACGTTGCATTTAACCGGGGTGTATCCGGAGTGGTGGCCCGGTAAACGGTTCGACAGGCCAACAGAGGTGTGGGCCGCTAGCGACACGGGCAAAAGCACGCGAGACATTTTGCAAAGCGCACTGTGCGGGAAGTACGGCGATGATTCGGCCCGCGGCACCGGCATGATCCCGGGCGATTTGATACTGCGTACGACGGTCAAGCACGGCATTCCTGACGCGTATGAAACCGTATACGTGAGGCATGTACCGACCGGCGGAGTTTCGACGCTTCAGTTCAAGAGCTACGACCAAGGTCGAGAAGCGTTTCAGGGTACGGCGCAAGACGTCATACACCTCGATGAGGAACCCTCGATCGAAATCTACGTCGAGAGTTTATTGCGGTTGATGACCCGCGACGGTTTGTTGATGCTGACGGCTACGCCGCTGCGTGGCGTCACCCAGTTGATGTTACAATTCCTCCCGCACCTCGCCCCAAAAACGATGGACGAGACGGAGGAAAATTTCGATGAAGAAACTGAAGCCGGGTGACCCGTGCAAGCACGGGCACGTAGGTGGTCGGTATAAAGACGGCCAGTGTATCGAGTGTTGCAAGATTAAGCATCGGAAGGCTTACGATAAGAACCCCGAAAAATACCGGGAACTGTCTAAGTCGTACTACCAAGACGACGAATCTCGCAAACGTCGCAAAGACCGGCACAGAAAATATCGCGGCTTACCGGAGGCTACTAGACCGCAGCCGGTTATTTGCGAGTGTTGCGGTAAAGCGCCAAGCAACAAAGAGGCGAACGTGACGAAATCGTTGGCACTGGATCACGACCACACTACCGGAGCTTTTCGGGGTTGGCTGTGCCACGTTTGCAATTGCGCCATCGGAATGTTGGGCGATTCGCTAGACGGTCTGGATAGGGCGCGGGCTTATTTGCTTCGAGCGGAACTTTTATGAAGGGCGCGGTGATGGTGGGGTGGCAGGACGTGCCTCACCTAAGTGAAGACCAGAAGAAATCTATCTTGTCGGGTATCCCGCCGTGGCAGCGCCAAGCCAGAACGCTCGGCCTTCCGTCGATAGGATCTGGCGCTGTGTACCCGCTCGACGAAGGCGATATAACCATAACGCCGTTCGAGATTCCGCACCACTGGCCCCGAGGGTACGGTTTCGACACCGGTTGGAACCGTACCGCGGCGATATTCGTGGCGCGCGATCCAGACAGCGACGGTTGGGTGGCCTACAAGGAATACTACCGCGGCAAGGTCGATCCGGCGGTCCACGTGCGCGGGCTCGAGGTGCTAGGCGCGAATTGGATGACCGGCGTCATAGATCCCGCCTCGCGCGGCCAGCGCGGCCTTGCGGGCGAGAAGCTGCTCGACGTGTACCGAGACATGGGCCTAAAGCTTGAGCTGGCAGACAACGCCGTAGGCGCCGGCATCACGATGGTTTGGGATTGGCTGTCAACGGGCAAGCTCAAACTGTTTTCGAATCTTTCGAATACGCTGGCCGAGCTTCGGTTGTATCAGCGCGACGAAAAAGGAAACATCGTAAAAGCCAACGATCACCTTATGGACGCGCTCCGGTATGCCGTGATGACGCTCCTTACGGCTGAGCACAATTATTTGAAAACGCCCCCGGCGAATACGCCGAACGGCAACCCTTGGTTTGCATGGACCCCGCCGCCGGTTTGGAGCGGCTGACAACATAGAAGGTGAGACTTATATGGCTATTTCATTGCGGATCAATCATATCGAAGGGCTCCGACTTCGACAGCAGCAAGCAAAGCACGTTACGTTCGCCGAAGGCGCGAACGGCGGCGCGGCGCTGAACGGTACCGAGTGGGCGTTT